AAAACCAGGTGCAAGTAAAACTTTTATCTTACGATAAAATTCTTTTAAAAATTGAACACTGAGATTTGTGACCCTGGAAACACCACTGTGAGTTGCTGCCGAAGATGTGGAGAATATTAATTCTTCAGCATTAATATTACTTCTATATGTTGTGATTCCACTAAATCCACGTACACATCCAGTAAAACTATTTGTTGTTATGCCAGTGTATGTAAAAATTTCATCATCAATCTTAAAAAGACCGTATTCTTGTGGGAATCCTTTTGTTGATTCTACATTTACCGTGGTATCTGTAGATGATACTGCACTAGTAGTAGATGTAAATCCAGATATTACTTCAGGTGTTAGATTATTAAGATTTAAATATTGATCTAGATTCTCAGCAATATCAACAGGGGCACCCTGAAATTCCTGAGAAATGTAATATTGTTTTAGAAAATCGACAGCCTTAGGGCTTTCTGATAAAATAAATTCAGGTAATTGGTTATCAACGATCTGTTGGATCTTTACCCTTGACTCAAACCCGGTTGTAATCATATCTCCTCTCTTTTATCTTGTTAGTCTTCCGTTAGAATAGCTTGACCTGACTGGGTAATTAACTCCAGAGATTTGCTCTCCAGAAGCTATGGTGTCTTTAACCATATTTATAGTGCTTTTGCTGGTGTCAAAAACCAAATATAAATCTTTGAGACCAATAACATCGTTCGAATCTGGGTATGCCTGAATCTCAATTACACCATTGTCTAGTTCTGTGGATACTATGTTAATAGTATTAATAATTACTTCACCGTTAGTGTAATCAACCGTACCTATGGATTTCTTAACAATCTCAAAAGTATCTGGATCTAAAGTTTCTTTAACAATAGAAAGAATTCCAATATCACTATTTGCATCTGGAACATCTACTAAGTAAACAGTATCTGGATCATCAGCAATTTTAAATCCTGTGCTCTTAATATTATATCCATCAATTCTCTTATAGAACTTATTACCAAAACAAAGTTCATATTGTGCAAAAGTGTTTAGAATGCAATTTAGATTTCTCCTCATTCTAACTCTAGTAATATTTGAAGTAATTGCATTGTCAACACCATCAATTACTTGCAATACCTTGCTGTATTTAAATCTACCACCAAACTTATTCAGATCTACAGATTTTGAATAAGTTTCCAAAGAACTAGAAATTCTAGTCTTCAGATCACTTGCTGAATTAGTTCTAGATGAATCATAGAAAACATCACTATCAATCTCAACATATAGAAGTTTTAGGTCAACAATTTCTTGTGATATACCAGATACAGTGTATTGTTTGAGATCATTTATAATTTGATTTTTATGGAAATCTGAAATAGAAATACCATTTTTTGGTTTAATGCTGATTAATACTTTTCCATACTGTGGAGGATTTAACTCTTCACCACCAACAACGGAGACAGATTCTGTGGCAGGATACACTTGTTGTACTAATGCCTCGTAATCCCTCGTTGTAACGGCACGATACTGCGAGGAATACACTCTAGGTGCATAGTACTTAATAGATTCAATTGGTTCGATGTCGCCTCCTCCAGAGGCATTTGACACGGTTGTGATCGTAACCCCTGCCTGAGGTGTGATTAATACACCATTACTATCAGTGGTTGTTCCCGCATAAGAAAATACGGATGGTCCGTTGCCAGTTTCTCCATCAGTTGCAATATAACTGATTTTTATGACGTCACCATTGCTTAATTTTTTTCCTATGATGCCATCACCAAAAAGTAGTTCATATCTTTCATCGGATATTTCCTGTAAAAGATAAATCTCGGAGTCACTATTAACGGTGATAATATTATCAACCATCCTATATTCACGAGTTCCTACTTTAACTTTAATAGTGCTCGTATCAATATTTGGGTTGTTTAGAATAAATCTTTGATTGAGAGAAGAATCTACGGTAAATTCCTTTGTTAGGTATATACCTTGCAGTACTTCAAGATTGGCAAATGATGCAATACTATTGGAAATATTAACCGTAACGTCTTCTGGAATTGAGAATGTATAATCCGAATTGTCTACTGGACCGACACAAACTAGACCTGCCTTTAGAATTGCCTGTCCTTCTGTTTGTACTGTTGATATATTAAAAGAAACTGTTGCTTTTGCTGCTGTTTTTGATCTTGGAACGTATCCTACGTTTCTAGCAAGAGAAACCACGTTTTCTCTAAGAGTTGCCGAATCTATAAAAGATTCGTTTACAACCATATTAGAGTTAAACGCAGTGATATATGTGTTATATGCAAGCGTATCGATTAGAACAGAGAAGTTCGAACCATCAAAATCAAAGTCCGTGAAATCACTGTTTGCACGGAGATAATCCTTGATGGATGTCTTTATCTGATCAAAATCTAGATTGGTAAACTTTGTAAAAGGCATTTTATCTTGTTGCCTCTAGGAGATATGTAAACTGTTGTGTTGGTATCTCTAGTCCAACGACTTTAAAACGAACATTAATCTCAAATTCATTAGTGTCTGCCTTTGGTAACACAGAAACACCAACTTCTTCAACTCTTGGTTCGTTGTTTTCGATTGCGACTAGAATTTGCTGCTCAATTATAGAAGCAGTACCGAAGTCAACAAAATCAAAAAGTTGAGATCTAATATTTGTTCCCAAAACAGGTCTAAAAAACCTTTCACTTGGAATGGTTTGAACAATATTGCGAATTGATCGCTTGATCGCATCGGCATTTTTAAGTACAAGGATATCCTTAGTTACAGGATGCATACTAAAAGATAAACTAATATCCTTGAAAGCTCTGGATATCCTTTGTACTGCCATTTATGAATGATTTTGTTTGTTTTTATTTATACCCCTATCCAGAAATCTTGCCATAATATGGTTCTGTACCATATTCCCAATCATCATAATCCTCATCATTACGAATTTTCTCATGAAGTTCATTTTGTTGGACGAAATCGTGTTTTTTAGGAGTGATATCGTCATTTGCAATCTCACGAAGCATCTTCTGATGTTGGTGATTGCCCAAATTGTCTAAGAAATCGTGCATTTTTTCGTCCTTGTAATAGTCCGTGACCAGTTTAGTCGTTCCCCACATGCTTTGCATGTAGTCTTTGTTCCTATCGACAGGTGAATTACCCATTTTAGCTCCTGATTTACATGAAATCAGAACTTTTAGAGGGGTTGCTATCCCTTATGTCTATTTATTTTTGTCCTATATCTTTAATCTCGTACATGTAATGATCGGTTGTCTCTATCTTTCTCTTATTTTCCACAGAATAAACGGTCAGATCAATCTCATACCCAGGATTTTTCTCAATTCTATTAAAAACCCATGCATTATCATACCAAATGATCCGATTATTTGGATATGCATAGTAATTTCCAGTCTCAACCTTGAATAAATGAGCACATTTGTGTTCGGGAGTCTCCGAAAAGTTTAAATCGGGCATTCCTTTGTTCTCCCAAGACCAATCCAGAGTGAACATATAAGTTCCAAGTACCTTCTTTCCATCTGGACGAATCAATTGAGCATCTAAATTTGCCAATCGATGCCTTCTTTGGACATCAATGTACGGGGAGAAGCAGTCCCAATACATAATGTCCTCTAGAGGTTCTATTTCCGCATCAGGACGCCAACAGAAGGCATGTAAAGGGCGACGAGTCCAGTTCACGCCATTCTCCAGGAATGCCTCAAACAGGGGCACACGCTTCTCTATACTGGCAACAGAGTGTACATCACACTTGGTTACTTCTCCATGTCCCTTTTTATGGTTATAAAGGAACTCATTACGAATATAACAGGACCAATCGGGTAAACTATGATTTAGGTATGCCAATCCCTTTCTCCTGGAAAATAGTAGTCCGTAAGTTCTTCATCTTTTTTGATAAGACGTATCGAATACAATTCACCAGTATCTTTATTGTAAGAAACATTGGGTGAATCTGAATGATTTATATAATATTGTGGTCCGATACGATCCAAATCACAATCAATCCAAAAACCTTTCTCATCACAATAGGTTAATTTCTCAAGACATTCTTTTATTTCGGAAGAAACCTCTTTCCATAAAATATATTGCCTTTGATTTGGTTTGAAGATAAGAGTATCTGCTGGTATATCAATCAAAGAAAAAACACCCACCCCGCCACAGACTTTACTGGGAGCAAGGTAGGTGTAGAGATTTAAGGAATACATTCAGCGTCCTTGTCCTCGATAAGGTTTACGTGCTTTGTTACGAGACGACGCGGCATACTTCGTTCCATTTCCCATTCCTTGACGAGACTTTTTGGGTTTTCCGGGGACGTATCCACCCTTTACGAGTCCGGTTTTTGCTTTTGCCATTTAGATTCTCCAATAATAATAGTTTCGAGTTCGGCAGGAGTCGGTCTGCCAGTTTTATAGTACTCTACGGCGAAATCGTCCATGATGTCAAAGTACTCATTTTCTGAAAGAGCAGTGAAGATTTTCTTACCGTTCCTAAGAATTGTGTACCTATCTGCCATGATATCAGATCACGCGAGTTTTCTCGTGACCAACGCGAATGCGAGGATCACACCAAATCTCAAATCCTGCTTCCTTGGCATCAAGACAGAATGAAACGTCTTCGCCACACATATCTTGCACTTCGCCAGATTCAAATACCTGCATCTTCGGTGCAAACCAGGGATACTTCATCTCATCGTGTTCGAATACTCCGTGCTTGATGAGCAACCACCCAAAACCTGCATAGTCCACAGTGAAGGGTTTCTTACGCTTGGCAATACTATCGAGTGTTTCATGATTCATCACTCCACCATTACCACGGAAGTCTTCTTCGTCCATCCAGTGTGCAACAGAAGTCGTCTGACCATCTTCGGTACAATACCAACCAGATGCAATGTCCTTATCCATTAGAATAAGTTGCCAGAACTTTTCTGTATTAAAAACAATATCACTATCAATCCACAATTGATAATCATAATTTAGTTTACCGTCCCAGGGAATTTGATCTGGACCACGAAGAACATTAGCACCGAGACACTTGCAACGGGCAAAGTTCACCATGGAACTGTAGTCTTGTGAGATCTGAATACTGGCACCTGCTTGTACTAGATCAAAACAAAGTTGTACAAAATTCTTCAGGTACGTGTAAGAAACTCCACGACCAGGTAGACAGAATACTACACTCTTGCCTTTGATAATCTCTCTTGCTTTATCATAATCCCATTCGGGTGCCGAACTACTAACAGTCGGCGCTTTTGCTTTTACTGTAAATCCTTTAGCCATGAGATAAGTTAGTTACTTTCATATCATACACCATTATCTATATGGTGTCAATCTTCCTTAATTTCGGTAATCACAATACAATCACCCTCAACCTCCATATTGACTTCGGTGCCCTCGTACCAACCATATTCGTTTAAAATCCACTCAGGAATTGTCACATAGTATTCACCAGTCACGGGATCAACCTCTACAGTCGTAAAATTTTCCTCCGGATTTTTTTGCATTTTATTAAACTCTGCCATTGTTTTTATATAGCGAAAAATTTTTTTGGTATGCCTTGTAAATTTAGCTGCCTTCCGTAACACTTTGTAGGTTAGGGTAGTTATGCGTTTTTATATACGGGGGGCATCACGCGCCCAGGGGGGGCACCCCCGAAGGACGGGGGCACTGGTGCTGTCACGAACGAATGCCGTCAGTAGCGGCAGGCGAGGTGGGAGTGCTCCTGGCGCTGTGCCAGGCGATCACGGGCGGCAGCGATGCGATCGGCGCGGTATTGTGCCCGTGCCTTTGCCTTCACTCCGTCAAGGTCCTTAACCATGGAAGCGCCCAGACCGCGTGCCTTGGTGAAGGTCATACCGCCACCGCTGCTAGCACGGAGGGTAGCGCCCTTGGTGTTGGTGTCGGTGGAGCGGGTGTTGCCGATTGCGCGTGCCATGAGGTCCGTTGCTGTTGTGAATATTGTAGCAGATCAGAAGGCGATGGGGTCAGCGGTGGGGGTGCTGATTTTGGCAAAGTGTGCGGCACATTCTTCGATGCCCTGGGTTTCCAGATCGGTGGCGATCGTTTCCAGAATCTCCAGAAGTTGGGCACCGTCAGCGGCACGGTTCAGGAGGGAGGTAGCAAGGTCGCGGGTCATGGTAGGATGTTGGATTGTGGTTTGGAAAGGAAAGGGGGGGGAGAGGATCAGAGGTCCGTCATCATGTCCTCCATCTCAGCAGCGTCGATGGCGGGGTCGTTCCATGCCACCCCATCGCCTGTGGTTTCCAGGTGGCGTCCGATCTGCCCGTCCATCATGCAGCGCACG